CAATCGTTGCTCTCGATGGATCAGTCTATGAAGCTGTCTCGGACGCGTACCAGTTGCAGCCGGACAATTATACTGACTACAACGTCTTGTTGATTCGTTTCGATGGCAATGACGGCGACACGTTCACGACTGATCTTTCACCGAATGCTTCTTCGATATTTTTCAATACATCAGGTCCGGAGATTTCTACAGACCAGTCAAAGTTCGGCGGCTCGTCGCTTTTTCTCAGCACATCCGCGCATCAAGGAGTAGATGTCGCCTATGATGTGTCGCATGAGTTTCTTGACAACGACTGGACGATTGACATGTGGATTCGTCCGTCGGCGAGTGATTTGTCGGCTGGCGGAATGCTCGTGTCTCGATGGAACACAGCCACAGGCGGAAGAAGCTGGTATTTATTCCTGTCTTCGACATACATCGATTTCCACACATTTCTACCTTCCAACGTTAGTTATCTGTTCAATTTCGGTTCACCGAGAGAAGTTCAAGCTGATACGTGGCACTATGTACGCGTCTGTCGCAGCGGGGATATTCTTTACTGCTTCGTGGATGGTGTGCTTGTTGGTGCTCCATTGGCATTCACCGGATCAATCGGGAGTGTAGTTACTGGCTCTCCAGAACTACAGACGAAGATCGGTGCGCGTTATGATGGCGGAACGACGAATCCGTTTGACGGTTACATCGATGATTTGCGCATCACGAATGGGATTGCTCGCAGTACGAACACCGGGAGCTTTACGCCACCGACAACGCCACACGAAATTCCGTCTGAACTGTATGCGCAACTGACTCTGAATAGTGAAATTGGCTCGGACGTTCCAGCCGGATCGCTGGTCATGCCTGTCGGACTCGGTTACGTCTCAAGGTTCCCGCAGTACGCTACGCACGCGAAGAATCTGGAAGAAGCGAAATACACGCTGACGTTCAATCAGGGTCTTGACTTATCGAATCTCGATTCTTCGTTCCCGACGTTGACTGATCTGCAATCTCCAGCGAATACGCTCCCGGTGCTGGACTTCTGCAACGAGATTTCAGGGACAAAGTCGTCGCAGCTAGACCGTGAAGAGTATGTTCTTGACAGCGGACTCGCGAACCGATCTGCATTCTCGAAGTATCCGTTCGGTGATCATATCTCTGAGTTCCGCATCACACTGAACAGTGAAGCTGAAGTATGGAAGTGGCGAACATTTTTGCATTATCTTCGTGGCTCTTATGGCGAATTCTTTGTGCCTACATTCACGAATGATCTTCCCGGCGTGACAACAGCGGCGTCGAATGTGTTTGTCTGTCAAGACACTGACCTTGCGCTGTTGTTTGGCAATCCGCCGAATCCGCGACGTAATGCGGTTCGCCTGATATATCCTGATGGAACTGCTCTGTATAGAATGATCACGCAAGTCATCGACAATGTGACCACGGAAGAGATTACTCTAAGTTCCGCCGTCATTGCTGGAAATCCGGAGATCGGATACCTTCAACGCTGTCGCATACTTGGCGACACCGCATCGTTCGAACATCGTCGAACTGATGATGTGACACTCGTATTCAGATTCAGGACTATCTTGCTATGACATTCGAAGTCTTAGAAGCAGCAAAGCTTTCACAGCCAGTCGAATTCTTGACAATCAAGAACGGCACATCGCTGTGGTACTACACGAATTCGAGCATCATCGAAGTGATCGGGTCGCGGACGTTCACGCCGCTTGCGTACACGCGCACGGAGCCTGTGTTCAGCAAAGATTCTTCTGACGGTCAGATCAAGTTCACGATCCCGTCGAATCTACCGATTATCGAGTTCTATGAGACGTTGCCGTCGAGCTTTATTTCGTCAGTGACAATTGAACGTCGTCACAGGAATGATCCGGACGGTGGCGTGCAAATCTTCTGGAAGGGTACTGTCGCCAGTGTTAAGCGCGACGGAAAGTTCGCAACGATTCTCGCTGTCCCGCCGACACAACTCTCGGCAGAAGTCCCGCGATATACATACTCGGCACTTTGCAACTGGTTCTTATTTCAGGATAGATGCGAATTGACTCGCGAGCAGTGGCGGCATATAGGAACAGTGACGACGATTGGCACTGCTCCACAGAACAACATCATCACTGTCGATGGTCTTCGCGCTCAAGCAGCAATTCTCGCTGGCAATGTGTCTCCTTCATACGGAACAGCGCAACAGATTGATGACTACTGGCTCGGTGGATACGTGCAGACTGATTCTGGTGAGAAGCGCGCAGTGTACGGGACCGATGTTGACGGTAATCCTGACAAGATACGCGTGCTTCAGCCGTTCAGGAATCTTGAAGTCAACGACACAGTTCAGGTGTATGCTGGATGTGACCGGACGCGCGCGACATGCGCTGCGAAGTTCAATAATCAACTTCGTCACGGCGGCTTCCCGGAAATCCCGATCCTGAACCCATTTACGGCGGAGCTTCCGAACGCTGCGGCGAGCGCTACGACAAAGAAGAGATTCTGGGGCAACTAGACTATGTGGCTGACATTCTTTCTCTGGGCAGCATCGTTCCTGATCACGGACTACTTCCGTGCGCGGCTACCTAATGTCGATCCGTCTGGTGAAGGCGACTTCCAGTCTCCGACAGCTACCGAAGGACGCAAGGTTCCGCAGGTAGTCGGCGGAACGGTCAAGGTCAAAGGACCGAACACGCTCGGATACTGGGACTGGGACGCCGAAGACGTGACAGTTGAAACGGGTCTCGTGTTCAAACGCGACGAGACTGTCGGCTACCGCTACAAGGTCGGTCTGGCACTCGGACAGTTCATCGGTGAGTGCGAAGGCATGACCGCGATCTACATCGGCGACGACAAGGTCTGGGACTACGTTGACGATAATGGTGGCGTTGTTGCTGATGTCGCTGACATTGATCTTCCGGAGTTGTTCGGCGGCGAGACATCTGGCGGCGGATTTCAAGGTCGCGTGCGTGCGCACACTGGCAGCAACGCACAGACCGTCAATCAATATCTGTTGTCGAAGAACCCGCTGCAATCAGCTTGGCCCGGATTCACGTATGTCGTCATCACAGACTTCACGGAAACTGAAGGCGCGACGATAGGCGAGTCGAACAGTCTTCGTGACATCCGCATTGAGTTCCAGATGTTCAGCACGATTGCCGCAGGTGGACTCGGAAATGATCTCGGTTTGACAGGGGACAAGCACATCATCGGGCGCGATGCTAATCCTATCGCTTGCGCATTTAATGTTCTGAACGATCCTGACTGGTCTATTGCATCGAGCGAAATAAACATCGCGAACTTCCAAGATGCGGCGCAGATATGTTTCGACGAAGGCATCGGCTATTCGCAGCAAGTCGATAGCGAGATGCAAGCGTATGAAATCATCGCTGAGATTGAGAAGCACATTGACGGATACATAGGACCGAATCCGACTTCAGGACTTCTTGAAGTGAATCTAGCGCGTGCAAACTACGTGATCGCTGATCAGTTCCAGTGCAACGTTACCAATATCCGAGAGATCAATAATTTCTCGAAGGCAGAGTGGCCGCAGACAAAGAACGAAGTGAAAGTTCGCTTCGTCAATCGTGACAAAGATTACAAGGACGATCACGCTGTCGCGCAGGACATGGCTGGACGACTGATCTCTGGACGACCAATCTCGACGACGATACGCTTCCCCGGACTGCGTGACGCTACCGCAGCAAACGCCATTGTCACGCGTACATCACGCGCATATTTTTGGCCTTTGTCGAAGTTCGAGATGCTGATGGATAGAACAGCATGGCAGGTTCGACCCGGCGACGTTGTCGTTGTTACGCATCCAGACATCGGCGCTGTTGACTTGCCTTGCAGAGTCACGCGCACGCGCACAGGCGATCCAATTCAACAGACCATAAAACTTGATGTCGTTGAAGACGTATTCCAGTTCGAGACCGGAACACAAGCTGCTCCGCAAGCAACAGAGCACGTTCCACCATCCGATCAGCCTGTCGCGATTTCTACCTTCGACAATGTTGTCCCGCCGCGCTGGATGCTTGATCGTCTAGGTCTTGAACTCGAAGCGCGTCTCTTGTTCCTTGTTGCTCGTGACGCTCCGAATAATGCCTACAACGTTCGCTACAGGACGCGGGCAACGCCGTTCGGTGGAAACCTGACTGGCTTGTTTGAAGATCAAACGATCAACACACACGCAAGATATGGAACTCTCCGTGCGCTTCCGTCGTCTCCGACAGAGTCGCCAGCACTAGCGCTGGATTATTTACGTGACACAGTTAATCAGGGTTTGGCTACAGAAGCAGAAGGTGGAGCGTTCTATGTTGATGGTGCGCTTGCTTCGCTTGCTGGAACATACACGCCGTTCACGAACCTACCCGATCAAATTACTGGTATCGCCGTAATCAATCCGAATGGCGAGAACGAAGAGTGGATCGGCATAACTACAATTGCCGTAGTCAGTGGCGGAATTTACTGCTCCGGTGTGGTGCGTGCGCTTGGCGATTCTCCGGTACGACGACACTATGAAGGTGAAGCGATATGGTTTGTTGACTCTGGCGCATACCTGCAAGAGAACGTTCGACCTTCAGAAACAGACGGCAGCTATGGTTACTTGTTTTCCATTCGTCCGCACGCTCCCGGTGGCATTGGAGCGTATAGCGTAGAACAGTCGGAGCAGCGAGTAAGTACGGACCGTTTCCTTAAGCCATATCCGCCGTCTGCGATCATCTGCGATCAACTTTCAACGACCCTCTGGTTCGCAGCAGGTGATCTTGATATGAGTACGCCGGACAACATATCTGTTCCGACGTACTCTGGTGCGAATTTTGAGATATGGAATCGTCGATTTAATCAAGCGAAT